GCAAAGTGGGCAACATCAAAATGCCCTGACAATCCTCCTAAGTGGGAAAGAGAATGAAAAGCAAGATCATACAGGTTCTCGCAACAGAACATGAACTATCTTTAAAGGAGGTTGAGAAAATAGTGAACTCTCAGTTCAAATGCGTGGCAGATACGATGAGAGAAGGAAAGTTCGATTCTGTAAGACTTGGAAAGTTCGGAGTTTTCAGAGTAAGACCAGGCAGAGTAAAATACGTGACAGATGCTAAGAGAAAGTCTACTGGAAATAGATCATGAACTGAAGGTGGTGCCTTCTGCATATGCCATGGCAATGCCGGTTTTTTCAAAGATAGTTGAGAAGAACGGGGCCGAACAGGCGATCAAAATATTCACGTACGTATACTTCATGCATGACCCAAGGTCATCGTATGCGGCCTATGAAGAGAAGAAACGGCACCAGGACGTGTGTCTTGCGGTTTTCGGAAAGGATCTGAAGATCACAAAAGAGATACAGGCAGTAATAGACGAGTATACGAGCACAAAGACGTCCGCAGTGCTTCTTCTTGAATCAGCAAAGAAAAGCATCACCATACTGAAACAATGGTTGGACAACGTTGATCCAGAGGATGAGGATTACGATCCCACGAAGCATATGAAGCTACTTAGTGACATGGGGAAAACGATAAACGGGCTCAAAGATCTTGAAGAAGCTGTAAAGAAAGAAGCTGAAGTGAACGATACTTTTGGAGGTGTTGTTGTGAACAAGTACAATGAGTAGATTCAAAGATTCATACCGTCTGTCACCTGCCGCAAATTACTTTGAAAAGAACGGTAGGTATTGTCCGTTCCCGCCGAACACGCAACCTTATTTTGACTTTTGGGACGAAGAAAAGAGAAGGTGCGTTGAGGGTTACACGACACCCGAAGGAGACATATCTATCACTGGATACCATTACTTCTATCTCAATTACTGCCCGATCCAGGTAGCTGTGGACAGGGAACTTTCAGATGGAACGATCATAGCTGAACGGAAGCAGAAGTTCCCAAAGTTCTATGACACGGACCACGATTATTTCCATGCGATAGACAGATGCAGAAAAGAGAACAAACACCTGATAGTGCTCAAAGGAAGGCGTAAAGGTTTCTCGTACAAGGCCGCATCAATGCTCAACAGGAACTATTTTCATTTGAGACATTCAAAGAACTTCGTATTTGCTGGAATGAAGGAGTTCTTGACAGGGGTCGATGCGATCCTGACAAAAGCATGGGACATGATGAACTTCATCGATGATCATACGGCATGGGCCCAGCCAAGACTTTTGAACAGGCCGATGGAAAAAACGGCCGGATACAAGAAGAGAGTGAACGGTCAGTATATTGAGAAAGGAAGTATCAGCTCAATAGCGGGCATATCTCTTAAGGATGATCCTGACAAGGTGAGGGGAAAGGCAGGGGAACTTGTTTTCTTCGAGGAGGCTGGGGCATTCCCAGAACTTCTTAACGCCTGGAACATGGCCATGCCGACCATGAGGCAAGGATCAAAGACACTTGGGACAATGATCGCTTTCGGTACCGGTGGTACTGAGGGCACGGGCTTTGAGTCACTTGACGAACTGTTCTATCATCCTGATTCGTATGACTGCCTTGCATTCGACAACATTTGGAGCGAAACATCATTCGGTACAAAGTGTGGATTCTTTGTTCCGATCTACGACATTCTTGATGGATTCATCGACAAGGATGGAAACTCACTTGTAGAGGATGCAAAAGAATTTGAAATTGGCGAAAGGGAAAAGAAAAGACAAGGAAATGATCCGAAATCTTACGACAAGTACCTGGCCGAACATCCATTCACGCCAGAAGAGGCAACGCTTCAAACAACAGTAAATCTGTTCAATCAGGCGAACATAAAGCAACAGCTTGACAGGGTAAAGGCTTTTGACCTGCAAACACTTGGAGTTCCAGGAGAACTTTCCAAGACCGATTCCGGAATACAGTTCAAAGCAAACTGGGATCTAAAACCGATAGAAAGGTTTCCTCACAGAAGTGAGGATGATCTTTCAGGTTGTGTAATGATCTATGAAGCGCCTCAGAAAGTGAATGGATCGGTCCCTGATTTCATGTACTTCATATGCCATGACCCTTACGCGCACGACAAATCATCATCGAACTCTCTTGGGGCAGCATACGTGATAAAAAGGCCGAACAGAATATCTCAGCCTGACGACATGATAGTTGCATCTTACATAGGAAGGCCAGCAACACAGGACGAATACAACAGCAACCTTTTTATGTTGAGCGTGTACTATAATGCAAAGATCGGATTCGAGAATGATCGTGGTGACGTTATAGGATATGCGAAAAGATTCCGACTTTTGCATAGACTGCAGCCTGAATTTGAAATGCTTCAGAACAAGGACCTGCAGTCAAAGACGGTGCAGCGTGGATTCGGAATGCATATGACCGATGCAAGAAAGCACCAAGGAGAACTTTACCTGAGGGATTGGCTTGACACCCCTCGGGGAAGAACGGTGGATGACAGTTTCACATTGAACGTGAACAAGATATACGACAAGGCACTTTTGGAAGAACTCTTGAAGTTCAATCACAAGGGCAACTTTGACAGGGTAATGGCATTGATCGTGGGCATGTACATGTTCGGAGAGATGCACAATAACATGGTCAGAGAAACGAATAAAAGTCCTCACAGTGACTGGTTCGACAGGGTTTACAATGGAAACTTCAACGAGCTTGACCTGGAGGAAGATAACGGGAAAGGGGTATCAACGATATGAACCATTGGCGGAGAAATGGTAACTTTGAGAACATTGACATTTGAAAGATGTACAGCAATATACCAGATCAACGGATACCGCTCGCCAAGAAGAACAAGGAATGGCAGAAGAACTGCATAGACGCGTACTGCCAGCTTGCGACAACGAATTACAATGACCGTAAACGAAGACTGAAACGTCTTTACGATTACTACAACGGTCTTATCGACATGGAGGACTACGACTATGTTCTCCGACCATATGGAAAAACAAGAACAAACTTCCCGTCAAAGATCAGGAACTATCCACTGATCAAGCCAACGATCGACATTCTTCTCGGGGAAAAGCAGAAAAGACCTTTCAATTACACCGTTTCCGTTCTCAACTCGTACGCAGTGGACAGAAAGGAAAAGGCAAAGAACGATCTCATACTGAAGACCATACAGGACTCATTGGTGAACACCATGAATGAAGCGGGTATAGGTGATAACATTGAAACAAACCCTGTTCCTGACTCAAAAGACCTGCAGGACATGTTCGAGAGATCGTATGTGGACAATATGGCCATACTTGGACAGAAAGGACTCAAGTACATCATTCAGGAACAGGATGTGCAAGAAAAAATGGATAAGGGGTTTTTTCATTGGCTTGTTGCAGGAGAGGTGTATTCGGAAAGAGTTGTGAGAAACAATGAAGTAGAGTACAACTTGATCAATCCATTGGACATCGATTACGATCTTGATCCTGATCTGGATTACGTAGAAGACTCGGACTGGGCCATCATTACTCAATACATGGGGCCCGCATCTATCATAAGAACCTGGGGAAGGCTTCTTGATAAGGATCAGACAAACGCGATCATGACAGAAACAAGTTATGATACGAACCTGCTTTTCTTTGAGGACAGGCGTGAAGATCATTTGCAGTCAAGATTGATAAAGGTCAGAAAGATATATTGGCAATCAATGAAAAGAGTGGGCTTCCTCACTTACGTTGACCCTACAACAGGAATGGAAGAGACAATGGAGGTGCCTGATGGATTCACGATACCTGCTGAAATGAAAAAGCTTGGAGCAAAGATCGAATGGGAATGGCATAATCAACCATGGCAGGCCATAAGGATACATGACGACATTGACATAGATGTAAGACCCGTAGAAGAATATCCGGGGTCTCCAGACAATCCTTCAAAGATCAAATTACCAGTGAACGGAAGAAGGTATTCGAACATCAACTCATCGAATATTTCACTTGTAATGCTCGGCGTTCCTTTCCAGATCAACTACAACATCTACAAATACCGTCTTGAGACAAGTATTGCAAGATCAAAGGATATAATTGCGCAGCTTGACATCAACCTGATCCCAAAGAAATGGGACATGGACAAGTTCATGTATTACGTAGAGGGAACCGGCATTGCATGGGTCGACTATGATAAAGAAGGCGTGAAACTGAGCCCGCAACATCAGACAGTGATGGATCTGAGCGTAAAGACCATCAGTCTGTACATAGAGCTCCTGAATCAAATAACCATGGAATGGGAAATGGTATCGGGAGTGAACAAACAGAGAAGAGGGGAGGTAGGTCAGTATCAGGGAAAGTCAATGGGTCAACAGGCCATTGTGCAGTCCTCATACATAACAGAGGATCTTTTCAAAAAGTATGGTAGGTTCGAACAGAGAGATCTTCAGGCTTTACTTGACATCTCTAAACATGCGTGGATAAACGG